TGCAATTATATATGTATCTTGATCTACATCTTTTACACCTCCTAGAGATCCCCAATTTGTACCATCATATCCTTCAAAAGTACTGTCGTCCGTATTATATCTAATCATTCCCTGTTCTAAAGGTGTTGGACGATCTAAGGTGCTTCCTACAGGTATAGTTAATGCACCAGTACTGTCAATTTTTGTGTCCCCTGCAACTATTAACCTACCAGTACCATCAGGAACTAAGTTGATATCTCCATTTGTGTTGATAACTTCTATAGTGTTATCATAAATGTGAAAGTTACCTAAATTTAAAGAGCTATAATTACTACCTAAATTACCTATATATCTTGCACCAACGATATATATTTTTTTACCTGAAATATTGGCAGGTAAATTATTTCCAATAAAATTTAATACACCTGCTTTATAATCAAAAAACCATTCATCGTTGTTTCCACTACCTGCAGCAAAAACCTGCGTTCCTGTAGTTTGAGGATTAGCTGCACCTGCATTATCAATGTAAACTTTGATTTGGTAAGTAGATCCAAACTCCGATGGAATCCAATCTATTAGGTTTGTTTTCCATGTTCTGCTAGGGCTAGCAGTAGTATCTTCTTCACATTCTATTGTGTTACCTAAATTGTCATCATAAATTTCTACAATCGCAGAGCTAGTAGTAGGTTTGACTGTGGGAATTTGTGATGCATCTGTCCATATAGTATCTCCTCTTATAAGTAATGGACTAGCTATACTTTCGTTAGTTGCATTTTTGATACTATTAATATCAGTCTTAGCCGCACCGTAGCCTAACTTTTTCCATAAAAAGTCAACCTTCTGTGTATCGTTAATTGCCATTACAAACCCTTATGAAATACTCAACGATGTTATCCGTTGTCCTGCTGTTAAAGCTATCCTTACTAATGCAACATTACCAAAAGCATTTGTTAAATTTTCTGTGCCCAGTGTCATTCTATAAGAAGAATTCAAATTTGTATTAGGTTGAATAATATCTGCACCTGTGACAGCACATCCATTACTACCGTTACCTCCTGCTCCTACATCTGCACCTGGCACGCCTGCTCCATTATACTGTATACCACAATCTAACCATCCATTTATAGTGCTAGTATTATCTATGGCTGTATTAGGTGCTGCTATCCAAAGCCCAGCTACTCCAGTATTGCTTACAATATTAATATCAAAATTTGCAACAACTGTTCTTCGAAATGCAAAAGTAAAATATTGGGTACCAGTATCTCCTGATCTGTTGGGACCTACAGGTAAATAATTAACACTATAATCCGTTACATTGTGTTCTAATACTCCCAATCTTACAGTTGCTTCTTTTGTTCCTTGCACACCTGGATCTAAATTTTCACTATATGTATTATTTGTGTAATAATTTATGTTGTTAACAAAAGACGGATTGTTTATAGTACTACCACTAAAATCAAATATTCTAATTCCATCATCTGTAAATGTAGATCCTAAAGAATTACTTACCTCTATACCTATTTCACTTATTCCACTTTGATTAGCTGTATGTACAGCGATATTTTTTGTATTATTATACCAAGAACCAGCACCATTTATGTTAGCAGTTAGATACTTTAAACTATCAATTGTTCGAACATTGTTATTAGTAATGTCTACTGTAACATTTCCAATAGTATAAGGTGTTCCATTACCAGTATTAGCATTAGGAATTCCTGCTGTTAAAAAGCTAACACTTCCATTTATTTGATTATATGTAAAATTTTGAGTATCTATACCACTTTGACTAGTACCTTCTAAATTTACACCACTACTTACTGTAAATACGTCAGATATATTTGCATACACTTGACCAATAAAATCATCTATAGTAACACCACTTAATGTTAACGAACTGCCAGATTTATAATAAGGAATTCCACTAATGTATCTATAGTTTCCTACATTTTCACTAAAAGTACCTGAACTAGTAGTGGGAGTATTTATTAAATCGTCTACAACAAATTCTACTTTATTTGTATCTCCTGTAGTACTATGACTTAATTGGTAATCATTCGTTCCTAATGGCAATGTAGCTGCATTTTTTGTAACATTTGCTTTAAAGCCTTTAAATAATCCAGGATGGTATATACTGTTGTTAAAGGAGATACTACTACCACTAGTAGATAACAAGTTATAATCACTCTCTTCTGTAACTACTAAACTTGTATATGTGCCACTATTATCTGCACTTGTAAGGTTAACAAGACCATCATCTACACCATTTACTTTGGCACTTAAAAATCCACTATCAGCATTATATGCAAAAGTACCAATAGTGCTAGAATTAACAATACCGCTATTTAAAACCCTAGTTACTGACGAACCTGACGCTGTATTACTGTTGTTGTTATTAGTATAACCACTAGTTAAATAAGGACTTGTACCTACACTAGACGGACCGTTGATAATTTTTGTACTAAGTCCATCTGGAGGTCCTATATTTGGATCATAAACTTTCAAAGGTAAAGTTGTATTATTAGGTATAACTGCAGGATCTGCAGTTGTATGTGAAACTAATGTTAAAGTTACAGTATCAACTCCGTTACCTGTAGCAGTTCCAGGTGCCCAAGTATGTTGTAATCTTCCTCCACTAACACCACCATTTACATTGTCACTTACAATATTACTAATAGAACTTCCATCACCCCAATCTAAAGTGTAAGTAACATCAGCCATTAATGTATTTTGTGTATTATTTTGCATCCACAAACTGTCACCTTCAATAACATATAAATTATTTCCTAATAGCTCTGACCCTCCAGTAGAATTTCTATATAAGGCAAAAGCAGCATTTGGGTCAGCAGTATAAATTATTATATAATCTACTTCTGTGTGGCTAGCTTCACTACCCGCAGTTCCAGGTATAGATCCATTATTATAAGCTCTTACGGTAACAGTATAAGGACTGTTTGCATTACTAGTATAAACATGACTAGGTGTATCATCTGCTGTTCCTGTTGTTTGTGAACCGTCACCCCAATCGATGTCATATCTGTTTGCATCTCCTTCTGCATTTATAATTAATGTTACAGTAGTTCCTTCTCCACCTGATAACGGGTTTCCAGTAAAAATTACACTTCTAACAAAAGTATTTCTTCGTACATTTTCTAAAGACTCATTTAATTCATCTAATATATCCACAACTAAATCGCTGTCTTCAAAACCCAAAAATGCGCCATCTAACCATGTTCCATCTGTTGGCGTTCCTGCTGTTCCATCAGTACCATTATATGTAATAATACCAGTTACAGGATCATAAGTTAATACTGAACTTCCTGTTAAATCACACACACCAATACTAGACCTTGACCTTGTATCTGTATAATATAAATTTATACCTTCAGGCAAATCAGTCGTAGTAAAGTTGGATATGTCGCTAACTTGACCAAATATACAACATACATTTAAATTTTTATTTAAATTCCATGTATCTGTAGTAGAACAATATATTAAACTTGCATCAGCATAATCTACAGTTATCCCTGCACCATCTACTTCCGTCAAATTTGTTGCACCATCAGCTAACGTAATATTTTTATCTTTAATTTGAACTTCAATAGTTTGAATACTAGTAGTGGTGCCACAAACTGTTAGATCTCCACAAATTAATGTATTGTTTTCTACAGTTAAATCATAAATTGAATTACTTAAATTGAAAGTACAAGTATTAGGATCATATCCTACAAATCTATTTTGTCCATCAACTGGTTGTACGACATTTACATCAACTAAATCATCTAAATACTGAGGAACATTAAACCAAGAATTTTTTGTAAAATACTCTATGTTACATGTATCAGTATTATATCTTATACTTGCATCTGCATTAATACCTGTACTAGGAAAACGTTGACTAGTATTACCTTTAGGTAATATTAAATTTCCTGTATTTTCTATTTTAATAGTATTACTACTAGTTCCTATTGTATCTAACTGATGATTTAAATTAATCGCCATTATTAAATTTTCCTAATCGAATGCGTAGGATTATTAGGATACATATAACTAAATTTATTATTAGCACCCCATAAACTATCTTTTACAGTGTAATCTACATCTAATCCTGTTTGGTAAATTTGATTTGTTTGGCTTTGCTCATTTAACCAATTTTTTACTTCATTTTGTGTCCAGTTAGGTCTTATTTGTAACATACATGCTACCATACCTGCTATTTGAGCACATGACATGCTTGATCCTGACAACACATTTAAACTATAATTTTCATCTCTGCTGTCTTTTAAATAAACACCTGATCTATTAATATAACTACTAATTATGTTTGTACCTGGACTAAAAACATCTATTCTAGGACCACTATTACTAGAAAAATCTTTTGTTTCTAAATTATTTTTTGTTATTGAATTAATGTTACCTACACAAATTACATTATTTGCACTACCAGGCGTACTTCCTCTATGGTAAAATTGATTTCCAAAAGTAGACGAAGTAAAATAATTATTATAATCTTGTCCTCCAAGTATATCAATTTTATGATACTCATCTCCTGCACAACCAATAAAGATTATTCCATCATCAATACAATCTTGTATTTCAGTTTCTATACTATATGATCTAGCTGGATAAACATAATGTGATCCATCATGATAACCAGTAAGTCCTTTAAAAGCATCTTTATTATTTCCTGTCCAATCTTGATTTCTATAGTTACCTCCTACTATATTATCATAATAACCTAATAAACTCCAACTCATACATACAACAGTAGGATTATTATTAACTTTATTATTATGCCATAATCTAAGTAAATAAAAGCTTTCTAAAATTCCCAAGCTATCATTGTTAAAAATTTTTAAACTATAAATATTTGCTTCTTTAGCCCATCCATATGTATTACCAGCTACAATACCTGCTACATGTGTTCCATGTCCATTTTGATCTGTATAAAAATTATTTCCTATAACTCCATTTGATCCTGCCTCAGTATACCAATCTATTTGTTTTACTCTTGTTTGACCAGTTAAATCATTTTTTTCATTAAATTCAGGATGATCAGGTATAATACCACTATCTTGTATTACTACGTCTACATTCTTGCCTGTTAAATTATAAGTAAAATAATCAGAAACAACAGAAAAGTCATCAGGAAAAGGATTCGATGTCTTTGTATTTCTATACAATCCCCAATTTAAATAATTATTATTTACATTATTAGGTTGATTCTTAAAAAAATTACCAAAAATTTGACCATTTAACTTAAATTGTAAATCATTCCTGTTATCAAAACTTAAATCAATATTAGAAATTTCTCTAACAGAAGTTAAATAATTTAAATTATCACTATCTAAATCACAAATATAATTTCTTGCTGTTTGTTTTTTAACAGTAATATTTTTATCTTCTAATATTTTTAAAAATAAAACCTTGTCAATGTTTTTTTCAACAGTAATTATATATTCATTAGTGCTCATTAAATATATCCTAAAACACAAGGTTCATTTGTAATAAATACCATTCATCATTAGCTTTATAATAAAAACCTGTTTCAGTAATTCTTAATTCTTTATTTTGTCCTTCATTATTACTATTTGGAGGTTGATCTGTTGTGTTTAATAAAAAATTATTAAAATGAAATTTATTGTTAAAAGAAACTAATTTAATATCTTCAGTAGAATTAATTATTAAATTACCATTAGGATTAGTAACAAAAGAACCAGTAATAACATCAGTTGCGCCTTGATTTACAGATAAATCCGGAGGTGTATAAGAAAAAACACCATTAGCGTATGTTAAATTTCCTGTACCTGAAGGTGCATTTACTGTTACAGTATAATTTGCAGGGGTATAAACAAAATTTCCTTGATTATCATAACTTAAACTACCTAGTCCATTTGGATTTGCATTACTTGCTGATAGGTTATTAAAACCTATACCACTGTCTATAGTAGGCTTATCAGTTAAACTGTTATAACTACCTGTAAACGCTACGTTAGAAAACGCAGGTACATTTGACAAATCTGTATAACTACCAGATGTTGATACTGTTGCAAAAGATGGTTTACCAGTTATTGCAGTCCAATCCAATGAAGAAGGTATTTCTCCTGAACTTGCTAATCCTGAAATTAATGTACCTATAGTTATTTTTTTATAAGAATCAGTGCTATCAATGACTAACAAATAATCTGAATTTTCCCTACCTTTAGCATCTTTATTACTAAAAAAAGAACTATTTATAGAAGTTGTACCATCACTGGTTAACGTAATATCACCTGAAACAATTTTACTATTATATGTATTACCATCAGATATTAAAATATTGTTAGCACTAACACTATAGTTAGCTACGTCAGTATTTTTTAATAAATTTATAGATTCAAAATTAATTTGTCCATTAGTATTTAAAAATAAAAATTTATTATAATCAATCGTAGGATCAATCTCAGTAGTGCTTAAAATCTGCTCCCAAGTATCCAATTTATAATATTCCAAACTACTTGTTGTTTCGTTGTAACGCAAACAACCAGGTATGGTATTAAAATTACTAATATCTCTTTGAGCACTATTTCCTGAAGGTACAGTAATATGACTAGTTGATTTAATTACTAAATTTGCACTACTATCATCTGAAGGACCTGGTATTAAAATAGAAGTCATATCTAATCCCAAATTTATTTCTATAATTATATTTATTAAATTTTAAGGATGATACCCCCATTCTAACCAGCTATTACCATCAGTAAATAATTGACTTGCTAAAGCTGTTTTTGACAATATTTTGTATTGATTATTTAAGTTTGACTCGCCATGATCTTTAGCATATCCTTTTACAATTGTTACCCAATCTCCTACATTTATAGTGTCAACGTTCTTTACACTATCAGTTTGTTGTGATAACTTTTGTTCTAGATCATCTAAATAATCATAATAATATTTTTGTGGAAGGTCTAAATTTATAAAACTTTTATGAACTTTATTTCTTTTTAACCATAGTTTTTTTGCGTCTGCAACATCTTGTAATTGGTCTTCTACAGACTTGATATATGGAACAGCTCTATATATTTTGACTTTTTTATTTGGTTTATTATAGGCATTTCTAACTATGTTAAAAGCTTCTCTGTCTAAGTTATCTTGATGACCTGTTCCATAATATTGTAAACCATTGATAGAATAAACATCATTAGGATAAACTCCATTTATTGTTAAATCAAAAAGAGGAGCACCATCTTTTCCAGATGCCTGATGCTCTCCTTTATAATCTTCTAATTCAACAATATAGGATTTCATTAGGGATGATCTTCGTCGCAATGCGTATGCCAATAACTTCCACCATGTTGATCATCGTGATCATGATGTATCCAAGAATTGCAATCATGATGCACATGAATACGATGCATTCTATGTTCCCTGTGGGGTACCGTACAAGCTGTTAAAAATAAAGTTATTGTTGCTGTTAAAAAAATAAATTTCATTTTTACCTTTTTATAATTGATAGAGAAAAAAGCAAGGAGTTGCCTCCTTGCTTTGTTGTTGTCTATTAAAGGAACTTAAGAGCAGCTGGTGTTACTGCAATCTTAGCTAAGTAATCTGCAGCATTACCAAGTGAGCTAGCCACGTTAGTTAATTCTACATAACCATAACGTGTCATAAAGCTTACAGTTGGCTCGAATGTCCCTGGATCCAATACCACTCCACTGCTCATTAAAGGAATGTATGGGCAGTAGAAGGCAGCAGCATCAAGCTCGCCACTTCCTTTGTAACCAATCAATACAGGTGTATCATCACTTGCAAATTGGTTTACATAAACTTTCATTGTACTGTTTAATGTTCCAACAAATTTTGTATTTGTAGGAGCTTCAAAAGTACCTTCTGTTGTTCTAGCAAAAGCACTAGTTGTTGCACTTTGAAGTACTGTTAAAGTTGTAGGTGAAACAACTGCCCAGTTACCAGCACCACGTCGTGTTCTTGCAGCAATCAAGTTTGCAGCTCTGTTGATTAAAACTGCCAATGCAGCATGTTCGTCACCAACAAATGTAGCTGTACCACTTACATTGCTTTGATCATATGTTCCAGTAGCAGGAGCTAAATTACCTAAGCTTGTCAAGATTTCTTGATCAATCTCAGCTGTAATTTCTTGAGCTAAAGCAGCCATTACTTCTGCTTCTACATCAAGTCCGTGCATTGCTTGTGCATCTTGTGCAGCTTCAAATGTCCATCTTGCACTCAACTTGCGGCTTTTAGCTTCCACAGTCTGCTTGAGTACTTGAATGTTCATTCTATTTCCAGCAGTACCTTCCATTGTAGCTGTAGCATTTGGTCCTGGATTAGCTGATGTTTCATTACCTGAGTAACTTGCAGCAATCTTAAATGGTGACATTGCTTCTTCACCCGCAACAACACCTGCACCTGCACTTGTATCTGCATATCGTACACGTAATGTGTGAATT